GAACCACTGTTTATGCGGGTCCGCATAATCGCCCCCGGTGCTGCATAGTACGCCGCCGTTTCGCTCGCCACGGCCGCGAGACGCGAAGCCGGGGTGTTATCGAGTTCCGCATAGTACGCCGGGCCGCTCTGCTTGACAGGTTCGCGATGCTGCGGGCATGTCGCTCACGTTCAGCGTTCCCGGCGAGCCCGTGCCGCAGCCCAGGCCGCGAGTCTCGACACGCGGCGGGTTCGCCCGTGCGTACGTTCCGGCCAAGCACCCGGTGCATGCGTACCGCCAGGCTCTCGCGGCAGCTGCTCGCGACGCAGGACTGATCAAGACAGGCGAGCCGCTGACCGTCGTTATCGACGCCGTCTTCGATCGGCCGAAGTCGCACATGCGGAAGAGCGGCGTTAAGGCCGACGCACCACGGTTGCCAAGGCCCGACGTGGACAATATCGCAAAGGCTGTGCTTGACGCTCTGCAGGACGTTATGGGCGACGACACGCTGGTGGCTCGCTTGGTGGTTGAGAAGAGCTACGGACAGGAGGCACGGACGACCGTGCGGATATCGTGATGAAGCCCGTGCATCGCAACATGTTCCCGATGTTCCTGCAGTCGCTTGGCCTGTGCGGCACGGCCGTTGAGGTTGGCGTTGCCGAAGGCAACTACTCGCGCGAGTTCCTGCGGTTCTGGCCGGGCTCCTATTGGATGGTTGACCTCTGGCGGCACATCGACGGCTACGCCGACGTGATGAACGGCGACGACCGCGAGCACGAGCAGCGGTATCGGCAGGCCATGGAGGTGGCCACGCAGCACGCAGGCCAGTGTTCGGTGCTGCGGCTCGACACCGTAGAGGCGTCGCAGCAGTTCGCTGACGGCTCTCTCGATTTCGTCTACATCGACGCAGACCACAGCTACGAGGGCTGCAGGCGGGACATTCTTGCTTGGGCTCCGAAGGTACGCCGCGGCGGCATCCTCGCCGGGCACGACTACTACAACAACCCGCCGATGTTTGAGGTGCGGAGGGCCGTTGCGGAAGTCTGCGGTGGCCCGTGTGGCATCACGCATGAGCCGGCCCCGTCATGGTGGATACATCGCTAGCCATGGACGCACGGACGCGGCACCGCTTCGAGTTGCTTTGGAACGCTGGCGTACCGCTGGCCGACATCGCTACGCGGCTCGGCTACTCGTTCTCGACGCTGGCCCAGCTGCGGCACTCGCTCGGACTGCGGAAACGCTACGGCTACGAGGACGACGGCCCGATCCCGTCACCCGAGACGATTCGCGTGAGATGTCTGGAGCAGCAAACGAACTGGACCGACTCCGAGAGACGGCACCGCTGGCGAGGCGAGCCGCACACCATCTACGAGGCTCTGGGCGGCTATGGCGACTAACGCAAATCGCGATACGTGCGTGGTGATGACGTTGTGTAATCGGCCGGACTACACGCGGCAGACGCTCAACGCCCTGGCTCGGTGCGACGACGTAGATAAGTTCCCCGTGGCGTTGCTTTGTGAGCCCATCAGTCCCGAAGTCATTGACGTAGCCACGGAGTTCACGACTCTTCCGCACGTCAAGGCGTTCGTTATGGTTGGCCAGCGTCGTGTCGGCTGCAACGTCAACACGTATTCCGCCCTGGCGTACGGGTTCGACCACCACGACCGCGTGATTGCTATGGAGGACGACACGGTTCCCGGCCGCGATTTCCTGCGGTTCGCGGATTGGGGGCTGACGAAGTACCGAGCCGACCAGGACGTTTTCAGCGTCTGCGGCTATCAGAGAACCCCGAAGGACGAAACGGGTTTTCGGAATGCCGTGGTTCGTGAATCGTGGTTCACCCCGTGGGGCTGGGCTACGTGGCGAGACAGATGGGAAAGCGTCCGCGACTCGTGGCCGGCAGACGACCGGCAGGTTTCGTGGGACACCGTCATCGACAAGTTGACGCGACGCGGAAGATGCGAAGTGCGACCGATGCTGGCCCGGATCCAGAACATCGGCGCGGAGGGTGGTGCTCACGTGCCCGGCGCGGCGTGGCATCGTGAGCACCACCTGAATCCGCACTGGGTCGAGACATGCCCCGGCCCGCGAGTCGACGAGTGGCACGAGGTTCACGCTTCCACCACCAAGGCACTGCGGGCTTATCACCCCTGCTGAGCAATGCGGCTCGTCACGTACTACACCGACACGCATGCCGAGATGTGCAAACGTTACGTGCTTTCGCGTGCGTGGAAGTTTGACGATGTGCAGGCGACTCACTGCCAGCAGCGGTGCCCGACTGGGGCATTCAAAAGCCACGGGTGGAACGCCTGCATGCTGGACAAGCTCGAATGCCTGCTGAGGCTTCCGCAGGACGGGCAGGCCACGCTCTACGTGGATTCCGACGTGGTGCTGATGCCGGGGCTCGCGGAGTGGTGTGAGCAGGCCATCCGCAATGCGGACTTTGACGAGATCCAATATTCGGACGACGTGGTGCAGTGGTGTGCCGGTGTGATGCTGTTTCGCTCCACGGCCAGGGTGCATGCGTGGTGGCGGATGATTGCGGACTTGTCGCCAGTCTGGAAGTTGCCAGACCAGGACGTGATTCACCAACTGCGGATGCAGTCAGAGCAGATGCGCGGAACGCTTCCGGTTCCGATGTCTGAGATCCCCGGAGACGTGGTGAGCAACTGGGCCACCATCGGGAACCGCAGCGTGTGGATTGGCGAGGCATTTGAGGTGCCGCCGTCGTGCCTAGCGTGGCACGCCAACTGGTGCGTAGGGGTTGAGGCCAAGGCTGAGATGCTGCGCCGTGTTGCGGCCGGCGAAACCTCCGATGGAGTCGTGCGGCAGGGCTAGATTGAGATTGTCGGCAGGAGGCCGCCATGGCTGGATACGCACGCGACCGCGACGGATCACGCCGACCAGTCGAAATCCCGCAGCACGCAATCGGCATCAGCCACAGCGACGGGACGTATAGCCGAGGCCGCATCACGTCACGGAGGACGCATCTCATGTCCGGCAGTGACGGCTCGGCTCGGTCCTACGCACTCTCTCCGCTCTGGCGAACGCTGCTTGCATCGCAGCCGCTCGCGGTGTCGCTTCGGCCACCCAAGCCGGCAGAACCAGCCAACACGGAAGCCGCCCAGGACAAGGAGCCAAAGGAAACGCCATGACGACCGTTGCCGCCGCCACCGCTGCCGCTGAAAGCAAGTCAACCCTGCTGGATCAGGTGTACGCCTTTGTGGCCACGGCCAAAGAGCGCGCCAAGGACGGGCTGAGCTGGGGCGAGTTCGGCGAACTGCTCCTGGCCCTGCTGCGTCTCGTCGTTCCGTTTCTCGACGGCGTGAAGACCATGACGGGCCCGGAGAAGAAGGCATTTACGCTCGACGCCGTGGGCCGGCTGTTCGACGCCACGGCTGACTATGCGGTGCCGCGGACGGTGTACCCGCTGTGGGTTCTTGTGCGGCCTGCGGTGCGGACGCTGGTAGTCGCCATCGCCGGCGGCGTGCTTGAGCAGTACCTGACGCTTTTCCGCGGGAAGTGAGCCATGCCGCTGGCCGTCGTAGACCAGTTGATTTTGTTGCATCGGTGGTCGCCGCTCTTGGGCTACCTGCGGCGGCTGTCTACGACGCTTGACGCCCGCGACAGGGCCGAAATCATCGCGGAGATGCTTGAGTGGCTCGCGGAGAAGACAGGCTCGCGGCTCGATGACCGGCTTGCGGCCAAAGTCGCCGCCGTGCTCAGGACTCCCGAGGGCGTCGAGCTCGTCCGCGAAGCCGTCGCCATCGTGGACGCCATTTCAGACTCGTTGCCCCAGGAGCCAGCATCGTGATTCAGTCTTACGCTCAGGTTGCCATCGGCGTCGCTGTCGTGGCGTACGGCCTCTACCAGTTGGCTAAGCAGGTTGGTCTGCCTCGCCTGCCAAGCAAGGCCGCCGCCGTTCCCACGGATGACGTGCGGATCGTGAGCGACCTGGCTACGCGGCTGCGCAGCCAGAACAAGACGCCCGCCGTCAAGATCGCCTTGGACTTGATTGCCGAACTGCTCAAGCCCGAGGAGTCGAAGGCGTGAAGCCGTTCGTTCTCATCGCCGCGGGCCTTGTGCTCATCTTTGGCCTGCCAACGCTGCCGGCCATTCAGTGGCCCGGCGTTGTCGTGGCCACGCCCGAGTTGGCGACCGCGGCTGTGTACGTCTACGAGAAGGACGAGTCGGCCATTCCGGTCGGCGTAACGGTGGGGCTTAACAGGCTGAACCGCGAGCGGCACATCGTGGCCACGCTGCTTGAGGCAGACACCACGGACGACAGCGGCGACGTGCCCGAGCAGTACCGTGAGGCACTCGCTGCAGCCACGGCAAGCGGCCTGCCTGCTCTCGTCGTGCTGTCTGGCACCACGGTGCTCTCCGTGACGCCGGCCCCCGTAGACGCTGACGCGATCCTGAGGGCCGTGCCGTGATCGACCCAAAACTCATCGACGTTTTCCCATCCGAGCACGACGGCTACCCGGATGACCTCGCTGCAGAGGACACGGACGACGCACTGCGTGACGTGTGTGGCTCGACGGCCCGCGAGTTCCCCGACTCGCTCTGGATTGAGCCACGCGATTGGGCCGACCGAGCCAGCGACAACGACAAGTACAAGACCTGGCCGCTGAACTTCATCGACAGGTTCACGAACCAGAACCCGACGCATGAATGCACTTGCCACTCGTTGCGAGCCAACTTCGAGGCCGCACGCAACCGCGCTCGCGGCGTCATCTACTCCGAAGGGCCGAAGGAAGACTTCCGCTACCCAGACTCTGCTGCATTCGGCTCGGTGTGGCTGTCAGCGCTGAGCGTGTACGCCCCCGCTAACCCGCGAAGGTGGGGCGGTGCCAACGTCCGTGCCGTGCTCGAAATCGCCGTTCGCCAGGGGATGCTGCCGGACAAGACGCAGCCCAAGGAATACGGATTCAAGCACTCGCTCGTCGGCACAAGCGGAGAAGGCAACAACAACCAGAGCGGCGGCAACTGGGTTCCGGTGTCGCGTTTCCCGGAAGGCTGGGAAGAGACGGCCCGCATGTTCCGGCCGCTCGAAGTCATCTTCCCGTCGTCCTACGAGCAAGCCGTCTGCCTTGTGCTGCATGGCATGTGCGTATCCGTTGGACGCAATGGTCATGCTGTGCCGTGGGCTCGCTGGATTGCCGATCAGAGGCTTCTCGCATACCCGGACAGCTACGACATCATCCGTTACGACTCCGAGAGAACCGCACGCTCTGCTTGGCGTGGCTCGTTTGCCATCGCCACCGTCACAAGCCCCGACGATTGGAGCCGGCCTGCCGCCGGATGAACGCCATGCGTGTCCTAATCGTCCTGCTGATTCTCGCCGCGTCGGCCCTAGCCGCTGAGTGCGGCAACTGCCAAGGGACGCGAGTTGTCGGCAAGGTGCCGTTGTTTTTTCCCTGCCCGTCGTGCTACGGCACGGGCGAACTGCCTGACGCACCCAAGGCCGCTGAGGTTGTGCCGGCTGGCCGCCCTCGCCCGGCTGTGTGTCGTGTCGTCTCGACTAACGGAGACTCCATCGCGGCCGGGAGCGGAGTGCTCGTGCGAGTGAGCGGCACCGCCGGCCTGGTGCTCACCGCCTACCACGTCGTGAGAGAGAATCGCCCGACGCTCGAGGTGACGTTCCCGGACGGCTCGACGACGCCGGCCCGCCTCGTGGCGTACGACCAAGACTGGGATCTGGCCGCATTGTCTGTCGGCCGCCCAGTGGCCGCCCCTATCCCGATTGCGGCCAAGGCCCCACGCCGCGGCGACAGGCTGACCATCTGCGGCTACGGCCCCGTGGGCGTCTACCGTGAGCAGACGGGCCGCGTCACTGACTACGGCTCGCCTACCAAGTCACACCCGGCCCAGTTCGTTGAGGTGGAAGGAGCCGCCCGGAGCGGTGATTCCGGCGGCCCGATCTTTGACGCAGGCGGAGAACTAGCGGGCGTCCTATTCGGTGCGGCCCGTGGCCGCACTATTGGCTCCTGCTCCACGCGGCTTTCGCTGTTCTTGGCCGAAGCGGACGCCAAGGTTCCCGCATGCACACTCTGCGAGGCCGCCAAATGACACGCGAAGAGTTCCAGGCTGAGGTGTGGGAGTCGCTGCCGGCCCGCAAGTGGCTTTTGGGCCGCCACCGCGTCGATGCCATTGTGGCCCGTGCTCTCAAAGAATGGCCGGCGCCAGTGCTCTACCAGTGCGACGCGAAGCAAACCGAGATTGTCGGCAAGCACTTTGCCCGGCGGCTCGAACGCCAAGAGCGAAAGTACGGCATGGGTTTTATCGCCAGCATCATCCTAGCCGCAATCATTGGCGAAATCGTCAAGCGGCTGATTCGCAAATGGCTCGACAATCGCATTGAGATGATGGGGGCTCTGCTGTGACGGAACAGGCCAAGGAAACGCTGCTGTCTGTGTTGGAGAAGTACGGCTTCGCAACCGTAGTTGCTCTCGCGTGTCTGTTCGTTTTGCGGCAGGACGTGTTGCTACCCTTGGTAGAAGAGCATCGTGCGTTCGTGAAGAGCCTGAGCGAGACGCAGCGCGAGATATCCAAGGCAGTCACCGAGCAGACCAAGCTGCTGTACGAGATGAAGCACATGCGAGACACCCAATGAGCCCCATGAGCCCGAGGACGCTGCGACCGAGTCAAACGCTGCACCCAGAGGCTGCCAGTTGGCAGGCTCGTGTTGTCTCCAATGGCGGCAGTGTCAGCGGCTCCACGCTTTTAGCCGTGGACAAGTTCTGCAAGGCAATCGCGTCGGCGGGCCTGCGAGACCGATTCTTTCGGCTAAACCTGTTCTGCGGCACGGGGCTGAACGCCTGCCTCGTTCCGCTCTACAGAGAGCCGTCGCTTGGTGGGACGCAGTTTGGAAACACCACAGACACCAACGTGGGGCCGTTCGTCACTGGCGACTACAGCGAGACGGGGGCGAGCGGTGGGTTGACCGGGAACGGGACGAGCAAGTACCTAGACACCGGCTTTTCAATGGACACGCTGCCCTCAACTACGAGCGGCCATGCCGCTGTGTATTGCCCGAATCGCTCGTCTCGCACTGCGTTCACCGGAATGGTTGGGGTTGGTACTACTGGTTCGACCGGATTTGGTATCAGCACAGACACATCGGTGTATGGTGTCTGGGGTGCGTTTGCGTTCGCAGCAAACAATGCAAACGGCATGCTTGTCGTTTCTCGGGAAAACGGATCGCTTCTCACCACCTACGCCAACGCGGCGTCGATTGCGACGAACACCACAACCGTCACGCCTACGGCGCTTGCCAGGGTTGCGGTCGTGTTTGGCAATAGAGCGTCGCCTTCGGTTGTCGATAACTTTGACTCTAGGCGTTACTGCGGATACTCCATCGGTCTCGGGATGACCGCCGCCCAAGTCGCCGCCTACTACGCCGCCATGCAGGCGTTCCAAACCGCCCTGACGAGGAACGTCTGATGTGGCTCTCTGACCTCGCCCTCCCGCTGCCCTACGCCGCGTGCCGCGACCTCGCGCTCGTCTACTACTACGAGGTTGCCGTCACGCTGTACGGCGTGCAGGAGGAGCATGGCGATCCGCGTCACGTTCCGGCTGGGCGTCAGTTGACCGATGGCCGCTGGATGCTGTGCGGCGACGTTCTCTCGGAGGTCGGCGAGGGCGGGATTCTGGCGCAGGCGTTCTCGCACATCACGCCCGAGATGATGAGCCAAGTGGAGGTGGTGCCGCTGGAGGTTGCCAAGGCACTGCTGCCGCAAGAGCCCGCCTAACTGCAAGACGTACGGCACAGAGCCATACCCTGAGCCACGCAACCCGATCACCACATCACACTTCGTGCCACACTAGGCGTAGGCCACGATCCGGCATAACGCCGAGCCTTACCAGGAGACGACGATGAGCGAGTCCAAGATCCGCCGGAAGAGCAAGGTGCTCAGCTGCACGCTGTTCACGGCAACCGCTGCGTGCGACACGCTGCCCATGTTCGACATGGCGGGTGGCGTGCTCGAGATGGGCACCATCACGACTAATGCCACCAGCATCAACATCTGGGCCTCAGACAACACCAACGGGCCTTTCTGCCAGCTGTACAACGCGGACGGCTCGGTAGCGAGCATCACGCTGGCGCCGAGCACGAACGACCCCCGGGCGTATGCGTTGCCTGATGCGGCTTTCGCGTGCCACTTCGCCAAGTTCGTTGCGGCCAACACGGCCGGCACCGGGACTGTGGCAACCATCATGTTCAAGGGCTGACGTGCCTGATCGCCTGCCTATGTTCCGGCCGCCATGGGTGGGGCGACGAGCTCGACCAAGGGCACCGGACACCAATAGGCCGTCCGCTGCGGCTCGTGGGTATTGCTCACCAGGGTGGAAGGCGGCACGTCGTGAAGTGCTGGTGAGGGACAACTACCAGTGCCAGATGTGTGGGGCGGTGGTGACTGGGCGCAACGCTCACGTTGACCACATTGTGAGGAAGGCCGACCTACCATCTGACGAGACGACCGGGCTGCAGACGTTGTGTGCGTCATGCCATAGCAAGAAGACACGCCGCGAGATGAGAGGTGCGGAGTCGGGCGCCAAGTGGACGATGCACCCCGAATGGATAGGCCGCAGCCTCATTCCTGTGACGCTGGTGTGTGGGCCTCCGGCGTCTGGCAAGAGCACCTATGTGGACACACACAAGGGCCATGCCGATCTGGTTATAGACCTAGACGTTATCGCATCAGGGATGTCCAGGACATCAATGCACGCATGGGGTGCCAAGTGGCTAGGCTCAGCAGTACGCAAGCGCAACGAACTGATAGGTAGCCTGAGCAAGTCCGATGCGTTGAGGCATGGCAAGGCGTGGCTCGTGGTGGCAGAGCCCGAGGCAGAGAAGCGGCAGTGGTGGGTTGACAGGCTTGGATGCTCAAGGGTTGTGGTGGTTGAGTCGCCAGCCAGCCAGTGCGAGGCACGCATTGCTAGCGATGCAGAACGATCCATGCAGGCAGGGCGTGCGAGCCAATGGTGGGCGGCGTACACACGACGCGATGATGACGAGCGATTGGTAGCGATTGTGCGAAAAGCCCTATAAAACAAGGGCGAAACGCACGCGACATGCAAAAAAGCCGGGAAAACCGCGGAAAACAGAAAAACTTCGGGCGGCGCACATATAACCGCGTACG